CGTGCTACCGGGACCACTCTGGCCCACTTGTCGCCTTTTATAGAACACCAGTCAACACTGTAACCGAGATTCCACTCGCTTGTTCCCAACCAATCCCGAAATGGCAACTGATCATGGCGCGAATTTCCTCCGGCTCATACGTGTCGACTCCAGCAGGACACTCAATGACCGTAGTGATTTTAGGCACCATGATCGACTGATTGGCTGCGGGAGCTGCTCCTTTGCGTGTAATGTACTTATACACGTTCAGGGGTACATTCTTGATGATGCCCGTTACAGGGTTTGCCTGCGGTAACGTTCTCAAAATCGGAGGCCGGAAGAATGAAGCAGTGAACGGCTTTGAAACGCTGTTCACGTCAACACTCGTCTGAGTACCACCAAGTGCACTAATGGCGTATTGTTTACCATTAATGTTCGGTGCGGTATCCGCGAGAAGCGTGTAGGTCGGGGAAGTCAATCCCGAGACCGTTGCGCCTGTAGCAGGTGAAGCAGGTGCGAAAGCCATGTATGGCTCCTAAGAAATAATGCCGCTCTGAGCTCGAGTTCCGACCGTTCGACGGTATTTCGTCAGGCCGGGTCCCCCGTGCTTTTGAGCCAATACGGATCCCAAGTTTAAGATCTTGGTTAACCCGTGTTTCGCGATTTCATCCACTGTTTTAAAGCGGAGAGCCCGCGTAGGGAGTGTGGCAAGTTTGGTGCGAGTGAACGAAACATAATTCGCTTTCCCAGGAGTACCTGAAATCTTCCCCGAATAACCAAAGGAAGGTACGCCGAAAGGATCGTTGATTGTCTCGTTCTGGTACTTCTCGGACTGACTAACATACTTCACCGAGCCAGGCAAGGTAAAGAACATATCATCAACCCAAGGGCCTACAGTTGCAACGTAGTCCACAACCCAGGTAAAAGGTAGATATTCCCAAATAGCACCAGGAACACCATCCCAATCAAGCCCAAGGTGGTCTAACACACTGTAGGAAGCAGCGGTCCGAAGTTTAAGATCGATGCCTGCCACTATGTGAACACTTTGCCGATGGTGCGCAGCGTTGTTAACACCCAACGCTAGCCCATAACAAGCAATTTCAAAAGGCGCATCTCTGCGCCCAGATGTGTATTCACGACTCGCAGTGCCGGCTACACGAACGTGGCGATCCTCCCTGGTAGTGTAATCCAGGATGGAATTTGCTGCCTTGGTTATGTCATCAATCATAGGGCGAACCCCAAAACCGAAACCTAACCAAACATCGCCGAAGAACTTCGCGGCACTCTTGCCTTTTGTTTTCTTAATGGCTAACGCAGCCTTAAGCATATCTAACGTCAAGCCGTTCACCTGTTTTACTAACCGGTGAATTTCACGGCTCTCAGCGAGAGGTGCTGCCAGTTGCGCGTTACCAATACTGCCATTGAGCCTGTTCTTGAGTTTGGCCAGTGCTTGGTCCTTTAAGACCTGGTTATCCATATCAAGAAGTAGGTGGCCCCCATGCGTCGTGCCAAATCCTGTAGACCGATCAACTGGACTATCGGACCAGCACGTATAGCCTATGGGCTTGTAGGAGTACAGTTCCCTAGAATACGGGAACGTAGCATCTCCTCCCTTGGCAATTAGTAACCTCCAGCCTGGGTTGTTGCTTTTAGACTTAGAGCTGTTACCCATATTTACAGATCGATCGTCAGCTACGATTTTCGTGGTAGAGCCGGTGGCTTTACCAGTAACTTCGTAGTAAGCGTACTTTCTGTAGAGACATGGAACAGACCCAGCGGTCGGGTCCGTATGCTTACGCTTTTGGCGTTTGTCATACGGAAGGATCGGATAAAACTTTGGCTTTTTAGCCATAGCTCTCCTTTCCTAAGCATATTGGCTGTAGATCACAGACACGGAGAAATCCGCGCCT